CTAGTAACAGCAGAATTTAAACGCTTAGAACTTTCTGTAACAAATTTGTTCTTCAGTAATTCTAATTGTTTGCGTCCTTCAGCAACTAACTTAACCTTTGCTTCAACTACGGCTTGCTTGTCTTGTGCAAATTCTTTGATTTCACGTGCTAAGGCGTGAACAACAAATTGCTCAAGTTTGTCTTGACCTTCTAACTGTAGTTTACGATCATTACGTAGTTCTTTGATTTCTTCTGCTAACTTAGTTACCATAAAATCATTAAACTTCGCAGCATTTTCACGCAATTTTACTTGCGCTTTTACGCGGTCTTCGTTCATTGCTTGTCTTTCGGAATAGAACTCTTGTATTTCTTCCTCTAGATTTGCAGTTACCATTTTATCAAGGGCTTCCACCATTACATTCTTATCATGCTCATATCTTTGTGCGAATTCTTCGTGTAATTCTGCACGTACTTGCTCACGAGCCTCATTTAACTTAGATTCCCATGCCTCATTGATAGCCTGGCTGGTTTCTTCATTAATAATTCCGCTCTCAAGTAATGGTTTAATAGCATCAAACATGCTTAATTCCCCTTATAGCTTGAGGTCCTTGATAAGACGAACCACTTCGTCTTTCAGGTATCTCTGTACTTTCTTGTCGTTTTGTGCATCTTTTGCTATTTCCATTAACTTATGACCATGACGCATATTCATCATACCTTCATAAATTGCTTTTGGATAAGCATTAGGCGCACTAGGCTGTGCGACAATATCCACAGTGACTATTTCAAAGTCACTAACCTTACCAGTAGCATCATCTACGTTACCGCTTCCTCTACTACTAACACCTAGTTTTACACCACTCTGTAGCATGGTAGAAACAAGTTCTCCCATTGGAGTAGGTAATATTTTTAATTTGCCAAAACCATTAGGACCGTCCATCCACATGTTAGTAATCATGTGACTTACACGGTCTAAATTGATTTTTAAATCGTCTGGATGGTCAACTTCACCTAAAACACTGTTGCCATTCATGATTTGTTCATTGAGTTGTTCAACTGCAGATTCAATTTGTTCGACAGGGTAAACACGCTCATTAGCGTTCTTTACCCCACCTTGAATGAAGATCCCTTTCATATAAAGGGACTTCTTATTTTCGCCGTCACTAACGCTTTCAACGACCAAATTTGCACGGTCAAACGTTAGGTTTTCTCTAAGATACAAAGCCATTTGCTTTAGAGTTCCTATTACTTAATACGCTTCTTAACTGAAGCTTTAGATTCACCTAGTGGACTCTTAGTATTAGATCCATTGTCACCATGTACTGGCTTAGGAGCTTTTTCTAAGTTCATGCCTTTTTGTGATGGGCGATTTCTCCACTGACTAGCATGTTCAACATCTTTAGTGTCAGGACTTGCTAATCCACCTTTTGTTCCACCTGTTGAGCTTTCGCCGCTGAAATTAACTGGCTTAGCACCTGTTTGTGTAACTTTTGGCTTTGTTAATGTTGGGCTCTTTGATTGTGCGCCATTATCACCACCAATTTTGCTGTCATACAAACCTGGCACTTTAGTTAATTGTACAGATTCTTCTAGATTTTCTTCTTCATCATCGTCAGAAGCTTCCATCATTTCTTCGTCATCATCAGAGGCTTCCATCATATCTCTGTCGCCCATTTCGTCGTCCATGTCACCCATGTCGCCCATTTCGTCGTCCATGTCGTCCATGTCATCTTCATGACCCATTATTTCTTCAAATTCTGCCATTAATTGATCTAGTTTATCTTCTAGGTCAACAACACGATCTTCTAGGTCTTCGGATTCTTCTTCGTCACTGAAACCTTCTTCGTCATCAATTTCAATGTCAGCAAATTCATCGTCGGCTTCAGCCATGCCTTCTTCGTCAGACATTACATCAGCTTCAATTTCATCTAGAAGGCCACCGGACATGTCTTCTGCCATTGCTTCTTCGTCCATTATTGACTCATATATTTCTCTTGATTTTTCAACCACTATATCGTGAAATAATGCACGTGCTTGTTCTTCGTTCTCATTGATAATTAACTCAATAAGTTGTTCAAATTTTCTGTTATCCATTGTGAATTTCTCCTTTAGAAATGGCTTTGTAATAGTTATTTATTGGGTATATAAAAAAACAGCACAAAATGTGCTATTTTTTTACGTTTTTTTGTAGAATATAGGGCTTTATGCTGCGGGCTGTGCGGGTGGTTTATATTGTTTTCGGACTTTTTCTAAATTTTTTGCCTTTTCAAAATTTCTAACATCAAGCATTTTACGTAATTTTCTAATCTGACGTAATGTTAGTTTTGTTTTGCGGGTCTCTTTCCATTTAGGTTTACTGTTATCAGACTCAGTATCTTGATAACCGGGTACCGCTGGATTAAACATTTCAAAAAGTTTCATAATATAATATTTATCTTACATCGCTGGAGCCGGAGCCGCTGCTGCTGGGACTCCACCACCGGGCATTGCTTGAGGTCCTGCGACGCCAGGAGCTACTTCAGGTGGGGGTAACCCTTCCTGATCACCCATACCTTCTGCTGTTTCTAAATCAGTATCTATGTCACCTGCACTGATACCAATGCTACGTAGATCACTACCTTTTGCATCGTCTGTGACTTCAGATTCACGTTCTTCTTCCCACATACGTTCATTTTCTGTTATTTCTTCTTCAGTTAATCCTAAGAATCTTTGTAATGCAAAACGCTTGCTTATGTATGGGAATGCTTCCATTGTTTGAAATGTTGCAACACGATCTTTGTCTAACTCACTTTGACGATATGCTGCAAAGTTTTGTGGAGCATTAAATTTAATATTAAACAGACCACTGTCAATATTAAATCCTCTCCAACGTAAGAATAACTTAAACTCATCATCTAGTTTTTGAGCAATATAGTTCTGTAATCTTTCACAGTATTGATTAAAACGGAACTCTTGAATCATTGCAGTTCCAACACGACCATCATTCAATGGTACTTGACCATCATCAGGACCAGTTGGTAAATAGCTGCTAGGAACACGTAATCCACGTGCTAATCTATTATTAAAGTACTTTAGGTCATCAATTTCACCTAAGTTTTGTCCACCTTGTAGCATCTCTACAGTGCTACCTCTTCCATCAGCAGTGGTTGGGAAGAAGTAATCTTCGTTAATACTTAACGGATTATATGTAGCATCTAATACACTAGAGCCTCCCTGAGAAGTAGGTATTCTGCGTTGATGAATCTCATTTTTAACGCGGTCAACAAAAGCCATAGCCATATGACTTGGCATGTTTCCAACGTCAATTTTGAACACTCTACGTTCAGGTGCACGTGATACACGATAGATTAAGATAGCATCTTCTAATAGTTCTTTTTGCTTATAAACTTTGAAAATACTCTCTAAAATGCTTTGACCAAACGGCCAATATCTATCTAAACCCTCTGTCAAACTTAGATGAACCACATGTTTAGCATCTATTGCTGCTTCATTTTGTCCTAAACTAAATCTGCTTCCTGTAGTACCATATGGCTCATTTGGTACTGTATAACTGTATGGTGCACTGTACCCTGCTGTTGGTGGCTGCGCTTGAAAATCCGTTGTAGTCTTTGCTGCTATTGTTAGATTTTGTAAGTTTACGTTAATGTCTTTAATGACATACTGTTCAGGTTCTTTTCCTGCGCTTTCATTGACGATAACTTTACCTACTTTAGTTGCATCTACCCAATATAATTTAAAATTTTCTGGGTCTCTAACAAAAAACTGATCCCCATACTTAACTGTATTTCTGAAGATTTTAAATATACGATTATCAAAATCGTTGAGTTTACACCATTGCTGTAACTGTTTTTTTAATAATTCCACTTCGTGAGGAGTTGGATCTTCTTTAAATTCTAGACTAAAAGGTGTATTATTATGTTCATTCCTCTGTGTGCTAAACTCTGCAATAATATCTAAACAAGCATTAATTTCAGCGTCTACATCCATCATTTCATATTGGTTATAACGCTCAACACGATTTGGGTGACCAGTATAGACTTCTGGAAGTCTACTCATGTAATTTTTGTACCCAAATTGATCGTTGTTCCAGCCTCCAGTTTGCTCATTATTATAGCCAGCACCGTTCCAAGAACCGCTATTGCTGTTATTACCCGAAATAGGACTGAGTTGACCTGTAGTGTTTACAGTAGAAAAACGTTTTTTATATGCCATGATTAGTATTTAGTATTAATTGCTCATGTACAGTTTAATATCACTGTAAATGCTATTACTTTCTGATATTTTGCGGGTTAAAGTGTCTATTTTATCAAGTAAAACAGTAGCAAGTTCGTCTGATTTTGGTCTTACAGGTTCTGAAGTTGTATTGATTTTTGGTTTTGTAATAGTGCTTCTAATGTTTGAAAAATCGTTCATGTTTCCAGACTGCTTTAATTCTATAGGAATAGCACCATTAAAGGGTATTTTTGCCTCTGTTCCGTGCATGTCAATCCAGTCTCCGCCCTGAAATATGCCACCCATTCTTGCTTTTGGCATTATATGCACAGGATCGTCTGCTATAGGATAATGTCTGCGTAAGTTATACTCATCAAGTAATCCATTTTTTTCTAACCAATCTAACTGATCTTGATTAATATCAACTGCTGTGCCTCTTCCATGACCACCAGGTGATTTTGATGGCATGTACAACCAACCATACTTAGCAGTTTTAACTTTAGGATTTGGATTCGTTTCCCATGGGTAACGTCCTTCTGCGGCTCGCCATTCATTATACATATCTAATTGTTCTTCATCTGAACGATATGAACTAGTGACATG